TCCCCAACCCACCCAAGTCATACGGTGAACATTCAGGAATTCGGCGAAATTCTGGAGCTGACGAAGGACCGTCGCATTCTGGATGCGGTGCACGCATTGGTGGGGGATACGACCTGGCAGGAGTTGGCCGAGGCGTATACCAATGACATGCCTGAAACCTTGACCACCGGCATAGCTGAGTATTTTCGGCAGGTGGCTGACTTGGCTGATACCTGGGCCAAGAGCATCGGCGACGGTGTGGTGACGGATCATGAACTGGCCGCGATTCGCCTGCAGGTTTTTCGCGGTATTCAGGGGCTGCTGGGGATGTTTAACCGCGCCACCTACGTCAATCAGACGACGCGGGGTGTCGATCGTGGCTGACATTGCAGATTTTGCTAACGACCTCGTGCAGGAGCGGCTAGATCAGGCGTTAGCTGCCCGAAACGCCGCCAAGCCTGCCTTGGCGGCACATTCATTTTTGTTCTGTGAAAACTGCGACGATCCTATTCCAGAGTCGCGTCGATTGGCTCAGCCAGGTTGCACCCAGTGCGTGATCTGCCAGTCCGTCGACGAAGCGCGGGAGGCCCGGCATGCTCGATGAGGTATTGAATCAATTTGCGGACTATGGCCTTGAGCCTGAACAACCGCTGATCTTCGGCAAGCTCACAAGGTGCAAGACTGCTCAGGACAAGGGCAAGGAAAAAAACGGTTGGTACGTCGTGCACGAGCATCGTACCGACAAGAATGAAACGCTGATCTTTGGCAGCTTCGGTGACTGGCGTTCGGGTGAGTCGCAAAAGATCAAGGTGAAGGCCGGACGTATGAGCCCTGAAGAGCGCGAAGTCATGCGTGCTCGTCAGGAAGAGGCCAAGCGTAAGGCTGCTGAGGTCGCCGCCAACGCGTCACGGCGAGCCGCCAACCGTGCGGCTGGCTTGTTCAAGCGCATGCCCGAAAAGGGCAAAAGTGCTTACTTGGACCGAAAGCAGATTGTCGGCTTCAAGGTTCGCTATGCGCCACGTACCGGCGCATTTTTAGTGCCTATGTGCAACGTGCGGGATCAGATCGTCGGCCTGCAGGTGATCTTCCCGGCAAAGCAAGAAGACACAGGTCGCGACAAGGCCTACTGGCCCTACGGTATGTCGAAAGAGGGCGCCTTCCATTTGATCGGCCCGCACCCTGAGCCGGGTGAACCTGTATTGGTGTGTGAGGGTTATGCCACGGGCGCCAGCCTGCACATGGCGACCTCGCTGACGGTCGCTATCGCGTTTGATGCGGGCAACTTGCTGCCGGTCTCCAAGGCCATGCGGGAGCGTTTCCCCGGTTGCCCGCTGATCCTATGTCGGGATGATGATTGGAAAACCAAGCGCCCCAATGGCGATCCTTGGAATCCTGGTGAAGAAAAAGCCAATAACGCCGCGTTGATCGTCGGCGGCCAGGTAGTCGCACCGGTCTTTTCGGGCGAGCGTGAAATCAAATGGACCGACTTCAACGACCTGCACATAGCCGAGGGATTGGAGGCTGTCCGCCGCCAGGTGTTGGCGGTGGTCAAACCTCCCGCTGCGGGTGGTTGGAAGGATCAACTGGCCCGCACCGAAAACGGCTCCCTGATCGCGCATATGCAGAACGTCGAGCTGATCTTGGGCAATGACGAGCGCTGGGCCGGTGTCATTGGTTACAGCGTGTTCAGCTCCAAGCTCGTCAAGCTGCGGTCGGCCCCCTTTGGCGGCGGTGCCGGCGACTGGGCGGACATTGATGACATGCGGGTGATGAAGTGGCTCGCGCAGCAGTACAACCTGCGGGTCAAGGCGTCCCATGTGATCGAGGCGGTCAGCGTGGTTGCACATGACCATTCTTTCCACCCTGTGCGCGAGTATCTAGAGAAGCTTGAGTGGGACCGAGTTCCTCGGCTGGAAACCTGGCTGACCGACGTGCTGGGCGTCCAACCGACCGAGTACTCGGCCAAGGTCGGCAAGCGTTGGCCGATCTCGGCGGTGGCTCGGGTTATGCGTCCAGGCTGCAAGGCCGACTCGGTAATGATCCTTGAGGGCGGGCAGGGCGAAGGTAAGTCCACCGCCATGGGCATTCTCGGCGGCGAGTGGTTCATGGACACGCCCTTTGCCCTTGGCGACAAGGACAGCTTTCAGGCCATTCGTGGTAAGTGGATCGTCGAACTGGGGGAGCTGGACAGCTTCAACAAGGCCGAAAGCACCAAGGCGAAGCAGTTCTTCTCGGCGTCCACCGACACTTACCGTGAGAGTTACGGCCGCAGAACGAACGACGTGCCACGCCAGTGTGTGTTCGTGGGTACGACCAACCAAGAGGAATACCTCAAGGACGCCACAGGCAACCGGCGTTACTGGCCGGTGTTCTGCAACAAGGTCGATCTGGAAGCACTGCGCGAGATCCGCGATCAGCTATGGGCTGAGGCGGTGTTCTGTTTTGAGGCGGGCGATATCTGGTGGGTGACCAAGGATGAGTCCTGGATGTTCGCCGAGGCACAGGACGAGCGCTTTGTGGTGGACGAATGGGAGGGGCCGATCCTGACCTGGTTGGAGGAATCGCAGATCGGGGAAACCGCAACCGGCAACGAGATCCTGACTCAGGCCCTCAAGTTGGATTTTGGTCATTGGGGCAAGCCCGAGCAGATGCGGGTTGGCGCGATCATGCATCGACTGGGCTGGCGGAAGAAACGTATGCCGGCGTTGGCTAAAAGCGGTGTGCGTCAGTGGGCCTATCAGAAGCCCGCAACGTGGGGGCGGGTGTCTGCTTTGCAGCCGCCAGTGATCGAGGAGCCATGCTTTGATTAAGCGAATCGATGAGATGCTCAAGCTCTGGGCGCAGGATCTGCACTCGCCGATGAACCCTGACTGCGTCGGATCGGGCGGCGGCAACATGATCGCCATGCTGATGGAGTGCAAGGGCGAGCTGATCCGTGGAACTCGGGGGAGTCGGGTGCTGCTGGATGAGTCGGCAGATATCGAGCTGATCGTGAACAAGCATCTGCCGCATCGGCTTGCCTTGGTCGTGCTGGAGCACTACTGCAATCAGGAAAGCTTCCTTTCGCAGAAGCTGTTGCATTGTGCATGCAGCTCCCGGACCTACTACATGCGGTTGCATGAAGCACATGAGTTCATTCAAGGAATGCTAATGGGGAAGGCTGCATGATTTTCCGCATCACTCCATGTGCCTCTGTCCGACCTTGTCCGACTGCCACTTAGTGCGGTCGGACAAGTGCGGGCCGCGTCGTTGCTGGGCTGTCCTACTGTCCGACCTTTGCCCGCCACATGCACACGTAAGCATAGCGGGCACGTAGTCGCGCCCATGGCGCGCATGCGTGCTTTTAGCTTTCTCTTTATACACAAGAGAAAGTTAAATAAGGTAGGACAGTAGGGCAGAGCCCCGAAATTAGGCGCCTGTAGCTGTCCTACTTCGATTCTGAATAGTGGGACAGGTAGGACGGGGCACCAGAAGCGATAGCCGATTGAATGCGTTGTACCTGCGTTGTACCTGTGTCGCACCCACGTTGCACCCGTATTGCTCCATGGCATTAAAACTCGCTTGCTGCCAGTAAAATCCACCTGTAAAAAGTACCCATCTTCGATAGGTGCGACCGCAGAGAGCGGCAGGCACCACACACCAAACCCGGCCATTGCGCCGGGTTTTTTATTGACCTGGTTTTTTGTACTCGAGCGAATAACGCAGGTACTTCTTCAAAAATACGGCAGTAGCAAGCAATACCAGTACACCGAGAGCCGCAATGTTCAGAGTCAGAATGCGTGTAAGGCTGATAGGGGCGTCACTCGTCCCCAAGAGATAGAGGCTATGGGCATGGCTGAACGTAAGTGCAGCAAGGCAGCACCACACAGCGAAAATTTTGAATTCGATGAGCCGTTTTTCACTGATGGAAAAGTAAGTGAATACGGCAGAAAGAAGCGCCAAAACGAAAGTTGCTTTTTCCATTGAATGTCCCGTTAAACATGAGTCGAAAGGCTTGAGCCTAAGCCTCTCAATGACCGCCGACAAGTGAATTGCTCTGACGTGTTTTGAATTGGAGATGTGATGACAAACGAACAACAAGCGCTGGTAGAGATGCCGATTTGGTTAGTGATCGTTTTGGCTCTGGTCGGCGGCGTATCGGGGGAGATGTGGCGGGCTGACAAGGACGGGGTGCGCGGGTGGTCATTGTTGCGGCGCCTAGCTCTGCGATCTGGGGCCTGCATCATCTGCGGTGTGTCGGCGATGATGCTGATGATCGGTGCGGGGTTGTCGGTCTGGACGGCGGGCGCCTTCGGATGCCTCACTGCTATGGCCGGTGCCGATGTCGCCATCGGCCTTTACGAACGCTGGGCCGCCAAACGGATCGGCGTCTGCGAAGTGCCACCCGCAGGCGGGGAACAAGGGTGATGCATCGGGCCGGCGCGCCGAAAATCGCCGGGGACCCTGGGGTTATCCGAGGGGTACGGGGTCGGAAACCCGCGGGATCTTGTTAGTAGCAGGGTGTCCAGCTTACTGAAATACAATCCATTGAAATTGAAAGGTTTCCATTGAAAAGCCGTTGAAAAGGAGGGCTTTATGACAGAACCAATGTACCTGTCAAAGAGCGCCTTCGCGGCTCGGATCGGCAGGGCGCCCAGTTACATCACCTGGTTGAAAAACAACAACCGATTGGTGCTGACCGCTGACGGTAAACAGGTCGATGTAACGGCCAGCGAAGCGTTGATTCGCGACACTGCTGACCCCAGCAAGACTGCCGTCGCCGATCGCCACCACCAAGACCGCCTTCAGCGTGACGTTTACAGCCAGTTATCCAGCCACGTCGAGCCGACTTCCACGGCTGCGCCACCGCCCGCGATCATCCCTGCGGGGCAAGTGCCCGACTTCCAGAAGGCGCGGGCACTGCGCGAACACAACCTGGCTCAGCTCGCCGAGATCGAGTTGCACAAGGCAAAGGGCTCGTTAGTCGCGCTGGCAACAGTCAAAACCGGCGCCTACAACGCCGGCCGCATGCTGCGCGACCAGCTGCTCGGCATGCCTCCGCAACTCGCTCCCGAACTGGCGTCCATGACCGACCCCTGGGAAATCGAAAAGCACCTGACGGCGGCGATTCGTCGCTCACTGGAAGACGCTGAACGCATGTCCTCAGCGGACCTTGAACACGCACTGACCACGAGTTAAGCCCATGCCCACGGAATTTCCTGACGGTGCAGAGGTGTACCGCGAGGAGTATTTCCGTGGGCTGCGACCCGACCCGGATGTCTGGATCGATCAGTGGGCCGATGAATACATGCGGATCCCGCGTGACACCGGCGCCGCTGAGCCCGGCAAGTACCGCACCGCGCGCACACCGTATGCCCGCGAGCCGATGCGTTGCCTGTCGCCGGCTCACCCCTGCAAGCGCGTGGTCACCATGGTGGCCTCGCAGTTGATGAAAACCCAGATCGCATTGAACTGGATCGGCGGACTGATCCACATGGCACCGTCCAACATCCTGACGCTGTTGCCAAGCCTTGGCCTAGCCAAGCGGGTGTCCTCGCGGATCAGCAAGACGATCAAGGCCACGCCGGTATTGCGTGAGCGTGTGGCGTCCAGCCGATCACGGGACTCGCGCAACACGATGGACACCAAGGAATTCGAGGGCGGTTCGTTGTACGTCACGACTGCCGGCTCGGCGGCCAACCTGGCCGAGCTGTCGGCGCGCTACGTGTACGGCGACGAGATCGATCGTTGGGAGGTGGACATCGGTGAAGAGGGGGACCCGATTGAGCTGGCCGAAACGCGAGGCAGTACCTTCGGTCGCAACGCGAAGTTCTACTTTTCCAGTTCGCCGACGATCAAGGGGGCTTCACGGATCAATGATCTGTTCGAGGGTAGCGACCAGCGTTACTACTACGTCCCGTGCCCGAGCTGCGGACACATGCAGACCCTGGAGTGGGAGCGACTGCATTACTCGAAAGATTACAGCGTCGTGCACTACCA